TTGTCGCCGACCGTGATGCCGTTGACCCGGATCCGCTCCGAGAGCGCACCAGCGACCATCTTCGCGGGGTTCGCGCGAGCGCGACGCTGGAAAGCCTCCCACGACTTTTTCAAGTTCGGGCCCATCTCCGGAAGAGGGCCCTTTCCGTTGACATAGGAGCGCAGCCGGTCGATGCGGGGACGCTCAGTGTCCATGCGTGCGGTGAGGAACGCGACCCACTCGTCCAGCGTCTTCTCCACGATCCCCTCCTCACCTGATCCGCCGCGGCTTGCGCCTCTTCCGTGGCCGGGCTGCACCCTTGCCGACCGCGTCGAGGCCGGCCTTGTAGGCGAACATGGCGCCCCACGCGGCGTCGACCTTGCTGTAGTCCTGGTCGTCGGCCGGCTTCACCAGCACGTAGCCCGCCTGGCGCGGCGACTTCCTGGCGTTCAGGAAGTGCGCGGTCATCTGCGGGTCCGCGTCGTACGTGATCTGGCCCTGCTGAATGGCGGAGAGCAGCTGGGCGAAGTTCTCGCACGTCTGGGACACCTGGCGCTGCGGGTAGCGGATCGGCTCCGCCGCGCTGATTCGCGCCTTCAGGCGCTTGCCGTACCTGGCCTCCCACGCCTTCACGTCCGCCGCCCACCCGGCCGAGGGGTCCGCGTAGAACCCGACCACGTTGTAACGCTCGAACGTGCGGCGCACCGTCTGCTCGATCTCCAGGCGCGGCGGCACCCATCCCTCGCCGGCCGGCCCGTCAGGCTGAGACCAGATCCCGACCTTGAACAGGTGACGCCTCGTCACCGAGTAGCCGATCAGGACCGTGCTGTCAGCGATCCCGATCTTGCGGCCCTCCGACCCGTCGAACCCCAGCGTGATCGGCTCCGTGGAGGAGATCACCGGGCATTCCTTGACGGCGCCGTCTGCGTCCCTCGACCCGTCCATGGCGATCGCGCGGAGCTCCGGCTGCGTCAGCCACGCGTCCGAGGCCGACGTGATCTGGTTCAGGAAGTCGGCGCACATCTCCGCCGGATCCGCGTCCTGCGCCCAGAAGTCGTCCGCCGTGTGCTCGATGTCCACCCAGCCCGGCGCGCACGGCGGCTCATGGATCAGGCAGCCCCGCGGGTCCCCGGAGGCGTCCCCGTAGGCGATCCGCAAGCCATGGATCAGGCTGTCCCGGTCCGAGATGTCCGTGTCCAGCGGCGCCTCGCGGTGGTCGTACAGGAGCGTCCTCGCGCCCTGCGCCTTCACCTTGCCGAGGCGGATCATCTCCGCGAACCGCGCGGTCCCCTCGGCCACCGACCTCTCGCCGACCGTGAACGCGTTCGGCGTCTCGATCGTGACACCACCAAGCTTCGTCGCGTTGTTGCGGAGGGTCCGGGCGAGCCTTGGTCCCCGGTTTCCCGGGACCCACGTCTCCGTCTGGTCCAGGATCGCGCACACCGCGCGCGAGCCCTTCACCGAGGTGGCCGACGAGGTCCGGGTCTCGATCTTCCCGCGCCGCAGCGCGACGAAGGAGTCCATCGCGTCGAACTCGTACTCGCTCTCGGCCGGCGAACCACGCAGCATCTCCAGGAGCGCATCCCACGTGTTGTCCGTCTGGTCATCGGTCGTGGCCACCACCTGCACCAGCGGAGTCCGACGCCTCGACCACGGGACGCCCACGGGCTGGCCGTCCGCATCCCATCCGTCGCACAGGACCGGACCCATCGCCTCCGCAGCCGCGATCGCCGCCGCGAACGGCGACTTACCCGCGCCGCGCGGCCGCGAGTAGACACCGCGGTGCTTCACCCTGCGACGCGTCTGAGGGTCGATCTCGTAGAGCCGCACCAGGAACTCGATCTGTTCCTGGGTCGGCACGAACATCGCGTAGTCGTCCGTGTCCGGCAGGAGCAGCATCTCCGACATCCAGTCGGCCACGTCATAGCCGAGAGTCGGGAACTCGTCCTCCTCGTCCAGTGGCTTCCAGGGCACGCGGTCACCCCCTGGCTATTCCACGGCTTCCCCGGGCTCTTCGCCTCCAACCACCTTCAGACGCTTCCTGGCCCGCTCACGCGCCCCGCTTGGCGCCCCCTCCGGCCTCTCCTGCTGCTCAGCCTGGTCCAGCTCGTCTGCGACCGCGAACACGATCCGCAACCGCGCCCGGTCCTCCGGGGTCGCCCCGAACTTCGCCACGCGCAGCCGAAGCTCCGACGCCGCCGACCGGTCGCCCTTCCAGAACCTCGCATGCACCATGGCCGTGTCCATGAGGAACGCCCAGTCCGTCTGCGTGAAGTCCTTCGCCAAAGGCGACGACGCCCACATGTCCCACCACTCAAGGGTGACCTTCGGCCAGTAGAACCGGCGCCGCCGCGTCCGCCCGTCCTCGTCCTCGTAGTACTCCCAGATGAACGGCAGCTTCGGCTGCGGGACGTGGCGAACCTTGATGACCTTCGTCGGCACAGGATCCGCATTCCGCCTGGCCCGCTTGCCCACCGGCTTCGGAGGAGGCCCCATTCCCGCCACCACGACCACCCCCAAAACCGCAGATTTCCAACGAAATAGCCGTTACACTTGAGGCATGGACGGTCGCCGGTGTGAGCGCTGCGGCGCCACCATCCGCGCTTCGAAGCGCTCCGACGCCCGCTTCTGCTCGACCAGATGCCGCGTCGCCGAACACCGAGCAACCCAGATCCCCACCGAGATGCGCCGCACCCACCGGTGGGTCAACCACGACGAAGCGAAACGACCCATCAGCCCGACCAACGGGCGCTGGGCCTCCACCACGAACCCCCGCACCTGGAGCACCCTTGCCCGGGCCCGCGAGCGCAGCCCGCGCGTCGGCTACGTGCTGGGGGCCGGCATCGGGTGCATTGACCTGGACCACGCGATCCGGGACGACGGGACCCTCACCGAGGGCGCCCGGGCGCTCGTCGACGCCTACCCCGGCAACTGGATCGAGGTGTCACCCTCGGGCCGCGGACTGCACATCTGGGGTCGGGCCGAGGAACGGACCGGGTTCCGGAAGGCATGGCGTGGACAGGCCGTCGAGTTCTACTCCCAGGGCCGGTTCATCACCGTCACCGGGCGGACGTTCCAGCGGGGCCAGCTCGAACCCCTATGAGCCACTGACCTACTGAAATCCCCAGACCCGTACAGACTTTTTCCGACAGCATCTCACGAGGAAAGGGAACGCCCGGGTACGGGGTCCCCCCGCCCCCGCGCGTCACTCGATGAGGCCCGGGTGGCGGCGCGGGGCCGGCAGGTTCGCCGCCCGCGTGGCGCGCAGCGCCTCGGCCGACTCGCGTTGCGTCTTGCGCTTGTGGTGCCACGCACACAGCCATTGAAGGTGAGCGACATCGTGATTCGCTGGGTCGTCTCGGTGGTCACAGTCCGTACCGACTGCTGGACAACGCGTTCCATCATGCAGCATCGCTTCGCAGCGTCCGCCGGCTCGAGCACGCACATACGCGCGCCGCTGCTGCCAATCATCGGGCAGCTCGTCGCGCCGACGACTCGTCACCCAACCGGCCCGGCGATCACTCATCGATGACCACCACCTCGACACAGCGAAGGGCCCGACCGGTCTGGTCGAGCCCTGGGCATACCTCTGCCACTGGCACCGAGGGTACACCCCGGCCCGTACGCTTGTTCACCGGGCACGATACCGGCGTGTCGCGCGCTCCTGACGGAGGCAGTCCGGCCACGACACCCACAGCTCACGACCCACACGCAACGCCCGGACGCGACCTCGATGCGCCCACCGCTTCACCAAGTCGCGAGACACTCCCGGCAGACGCGCCTCCACCATGGCAGGACGCAGCCACTCCTCGCCGTCACCCGCACGCACGGCCGGTCTGATCCTGAACCGTCACCGCCACGGTGCGCGTCCACTCGTCCTCCACCCACTGCGCACCACACTCCGGCTGCGAGCACCACACGAACGCTGCGGCCCGGGCGACCGCCGGCGGCCGGTAGCGCAACGACCAGCACCCACAATCGGGGCACGGCATCGGCACGTCGTGCTCGCGCTCGACCATGGGCCACCGCGCCAGGGCGGTGGCCACTTGGGCGCATAGGTCGCGGCGCATGTCCGGCGCCCACGACTGCCCCGCCACCCAGTGCAGGCGCGGCAGGAGCCAGCGCACCGTGTCCTCCACGCCGCGCTGGGTGGCGAACGTGCGCTCCACGTCGGGGCGGTATGGCTGGCCTGTGTCGGGGTCGCGCCGCCACGCGGGCCGGGAGAACCGCCACCCCCGGGCGGGCGGGCCCTGGAGGTGGTCCGGGTGCTCGGCCACGATCTCATCGACCCACGAGCCGAGCATGCCCACGATCTCGTCGGCGGTCTCCAACGGTGCGGGGTACAGGGACCGAGATCCCGCCACGGCCGGCCCGCCGCCCTCGCGGCCCTGCGGAGAGGACACGCCGGGCTCGGCCAGCACGCGCAGATGCTCGGTCAGGCCCGGAATGTCCACCACCGCGCCGGTCAACCGCTGGAAGCACCACCGGCACAGGACGCCGTCGGAAGCCTCCCGCGGCAAGCACCCCTCGCACTCATCGTCCATGCAGGAGCCGAGATGCTGGCCCCGCACCACACACCCGCTGGCACACCACGTCATTGCTCCGCCTCCGCTCGCCACTGCTCCTCCAGGCATCGCCGGCACGGCACCGGCTCACCGTGCTCCGGGCAGGTCGCCTCGCCCGCGTCGTCCGGTGGCCGGCCACGCCACCCGTACCAGGGCGACCCGAACCGGCCGGGCGTCCCCGGGTCAGGAGCGGTACCAGCCAGACCCACAGGTGAAGCCTGGCCCTGCGGGTCCTGGCCGTGGCTGGGCTGGGCTGGCGTGGGAATCTGAGGGTTGCGAGGTTTCCGTGACCGGCGCCGGCGGCGCTTGCGATGGGCATGTGGCGGCTCACCCTGCCCTGCCGCACCCCGCCGGGGCCCCTCCTCTTCCCCTTCTCTTCCCTGCCCCGCCCTGCCCTGACCCGCGCGTGCGCGCGTAGACACCCCTGAGCGTGCCGCCGCGGCTGCCGCAATGTTGCCGCTACGGCTGCCGCTCGGCTTCCCGTGGGGTGCCGCGGCGGTGTCGGGGGCGGGTGGCGCGTCCTTGCGGGAGTCCCTGGTGGGGAGTGAGTCTGCCAGCGCCGTCGCGCGGGACTCTTCTCCCTGTCCGGACTCAACCGCCGGCGTGCCGGCATCTGCCCTGCCGTCCACCACTCGCGGCCCCTTCCAGTCGGGCTCGCCGGGCGTCCATCCTGGCCGGTGCAGCGTCATGCCCGATTCCTCGAGCGGACGCTGCATCTTCTGCTTGTTGCAGTCCGTGCAGGCCACGACGATGTTCGTTGCCCCCACGTAGAGACGCGGGTCGACGTGGTCGAACTGCCACTGGCCACGGGACTTCCGGCGCACCAGAGTCCCGCAGTAGCGGCACGGCGCGATCGCGTCACCGCCTGGGAGCACGCTCCCAACGCGGTCTCGCGCCCACACTGCGTCCGTGATCTTGCGATCCTTCAACTCGGCGCGCTTGCCGCGCGTGACCTTCTCTTTCGCTGCGGTCTCGTAGCGCAGATCCCACCAGTCATGGAAGATCCACGAACCCTCCGGCGGCTGGCAGCACCTGGTGCAGTCGTGCCCGGGCGCATGCCACAAGCCGACCTCGACGAGGAGGGATGCGCCCATGTGCAGGACATCGAGGTTGAGGACCTGCGAGAGGAGCATCTCGGTGGACACGACACCGTCCGTGCCTGACTGCTTGCACATTGACCCCGCGATGGTCCACATGCCGAGCGCGGCCAGGCCCCGGATGTCCCCGGTCATCGCCTGGTGCGTCAACTTCTGGACCTTCCGGTTCCCCGTGAGCTCGTCCACGATCTGGAAGAAGGACACGCGCACTCCTCACTACTTGCCGCACCGGCATTCGCCGGTCCACAGATCAATCACGCCCGGCCCGCTCCGGGCGGGTCACGTACGCCCATAGACGCCGCCCCCTTCCCTGGCCTGGGCCTCCTGGACGTCGCCGAGACGCTGGAACCAGGCCTCGCCGGTCTCGATGCAGTGGTGGGGCGTGCCGTGCCGGATGTGGGACGCCCACCCATCGCAATGCAAGGTGACCCGTTCACGCACCGCGGTCCTGCGGCCGTTCGCCCACGGGATCCGCACGACCTCGAGGGTCGCGTCACACAGCGACGACTCAGCAGGGCGAGGCATCGTCGACATGATCACGCTCCTCCGCCTTGCCCACCCTAATTGTGTGTGACACAATATGGGGATGGCGATCAAGTTCTTCCGGTCC